GATGATTGGAATAATGTTTTCAAAAAACTTGGTCTTCCTGATTCTGTCGATAAATATGAGATTCCATTGGCTGAGGGTCAGAAAGCAGATGATCCATTTTTCAAAGGTTTCAAAGAAACCGCACATAAAGCAGGAGTTCTTCCTCAGCAAGCCAGGGAACTTTTTAGCTGGTACAACAAAATGATTGCAGATAACCAAAAAGAGTTCTCTTCGAAGTTTGAAAAACTTACTCAGGAAAATAGGGCCACGCTTCAAAGAGAATTTGGAGACAATCTTCCCAAGATCTCTAAGCAGGCTTACGCGGCAGCCAAGGAATTTGGCGGAGACGATGCCATTAAGCTACTCAATGAGATGGGGCTTGGGGATCATCCGCTTGTCATCAAGATGTTTTCGAAGATCGGAGAAGCTATGGGTGAGGATAAAGTGAAATCAGCCATGGGGACAAGAGCCACAAAATCGGCTGATGAGATCGATGACGAAATCGCTCAGATAAGGGCAAACCCCGATTATTACAACAACAACTCACCACTGAAGGCGACTCTCCAGAAGAAGATGGATCTCCTATTTGCAGCAAAATACCCAGAAGCGTCATAAATAGTTTTGACTTTTTAATACTATTAAGAATAATTGTTAATTAAGGGATAATCGAAAGACCCCCCGCTGGGGTTCAAGCCTCAGAGAGTTTAAGAAACTCCGCTCTATCAGGCCCACGTAATGGGCCAGGTCGAATCCGAATGGTTCGGACAATTCACCGAAAAAAAGACCTCAATTTTTTTGGAGAATCACAATGTCTAGCCAAATTACGACCGCGTTTGTGAAGCAATTCACAGCCAACGTTGTGCACCTGGCCCAGCAAAAGGGCTCCGTTCTCCGACCCAATGTTCGGGTTGAAACGGTTCATGGAACACAAGCATATTTCGATCAGATTGGTGTAACTGCTGCTGCTCAGAAGCAGGGCCGCCACTCTGATACACCGATCACCGATACTCCACACGCTCGTCGACAGGTTTCCCTGACCGACTACGAAGTGGCTGATCTGATCGACAAACAAGACTTGGTTCGTACTCTCAATGACCCTGCCAATGAGTACGTGCAGTCATTCATGTACGCTCTCGGTCGTTCGATCGATGACGTCCTGTTGGCTGCAGCTACTGGAACTTCCTACACTGGAGTTGCCGGTGGAACTTCAACTTCGTTGGGAAATACCCACCGAGTGGCTGCTGTTTCCAGTTCGACACTTTCGAACTTGAACGTGCAGGCTCTCCGTAAGGCTAAATACCTCATGGACAAATCACTCGTTGATAAAAGCATTCCTCGTTACATCGCAGTCAATGCGTATGCGATGGACGGATTGCTCCAACAGACCGAAGTCACCAGCCATGACTACAACTCGGTCAAAGCATTGGTTCAAGGTGAAATTGATACCTTCATGGGATTCAAATTCATCTCGACGGAACGCTTGGGTAGCGCCCCATCTACCTTCACCTATGACACCAGCACGGGTCTTTATAACTCGGGCGGTATCACAACCAACTCAACATCTTCGTCTACGTACTCGATCGTTTGCTGGGCACAAGACGGATTGTTGCTTGGAATCGGTGCGGAGCCTCAGGGTCGAATCAGCGAACGAGACGACAAGAGCTACGCGATGCAGGCATATGCGTCGATGTCCATCGGAGCGACCCGAATGGAAGAAGCAAAGGTTGTCGAAATTTTGGCTTACCAGCCCTAATTAAAGGAGAAATAAATGGCTACTTTATACGCAACCAATGCAACGTCGGCGACGCAGACTGTACCTCCTGCGCATTATCCCATTGGGGATAAGGGCGGGATCGTCAGAATGTGTTACGACAAATATGTACTTTCAGACACATTTGGCGCTTCCGATATCATCACTTTCGGGCGGCTTCCAAGTGGGGCAAAGGTCGTAGATGTCCATGTTCGCTGCCCTGATATGGGTGGAACTGGGAACTTCAAAATCGGTCACACGGCTTCTGCCGATGGCGCACAAGCTGTCGTCAATGATGCCTACGGTACGGCGGTAGACTGGTCAGGACAGGCTTTGTCCTACAGTCTTTCGAACACGACTGGATTTAGTGCAACTGGCGACTTCGAAAAGTTGGCTGGTGAAGTTGATGTCATCATCACCTGTAATGGTGTGACGGCAACAACCTCTGGCACGATTCACGTCGCTGTATTCTACGTCCTAGACTAAAGGAGATTGGGCCCCTGGATCTGAAAAGACTCGGGGGCCCTTTTTTGATTGATGGCTACTTCCGAAATCTCAATCTGCAATTCTGCTCTTTTGAAAATCGGAAGTGAACGCATCACCTCTCTTACTGAGAACAATAAGAGGGCCATTCTCGCCAATGAACAATACCCAAAACTCAGAGACGAGGTTCTTCGCGCGCACCCATGGAATTTCGCCATTCGACGGGTGGAAGTCGCGGCCCTGGACACAACTCCTGCTTCCGAGTGGGATTTTTATTATCAGCTACCTAACGATTGTCTTCGGGTGCTGGATATCGACGTAGATGGAGCCGAGTGGAAGGTTGAAGGCAGGTATCTCGCCACCAATGAAGACACGGTCGTAATCAAGTACATCACGCAAATCACTGATGTATCGTATTTCGATACTATTTTCTGTGAGACCCTGGCTTTGAGACTAGCCGCAGATCTTGCATACCCGATCACAAATTCTCTGCAACTTTCCACAGCAATGTGGAATGCGTATAACGCACAACTACGACTATGCCGATCCATGGATGCCCAAGAAGGGTCTCCAGATCAATTGGCAGCAGACACATGGACCGATGTGCGAAGGTAGGAGAATCTAATGCCAAGATTCAACTACATCAAAAACTCCCTTCTAGCCGGAGAACTTAGCCCAAAAGCTCTCGGAAGAACCGAACTTCCAATTTACGGTCAGGGATGCGAGATTCTGGAAAACATGGTTGTTATGCCTCAGGGAGGAGCAACTCGTCGTCCAGGAACCAAGTATGTCACCAACACTCTTTCAAATAATACTGCTAGGCTGATTCCATTTATTTTTAGTTTGGATGAGGCATACATTGTCGAGCTCACCGATGGCGCCATCAGAATTATCAATGGAAGTTCATTTAGTGTTTTGACTGAAAGTTCCGGAATCACTGGCGCCAATCTTTACCACTACACTGCCGCACAACTATTCGATATTCAGTATGTTCAATCTGGAGACGATCTTTTCTTGGTGCATCCAGACGTGGAACCGCAAGTTTTAAGAAGGACCGGAACCAACACCTTCCATCTCGGAAGATGGTACGAATACATCACGACAGTTCCAGTTGGATCAATTTCTAGTCTTCAGTACATCAAGTCTCAACCTTTCATGGATCTGAATCCGTTGAGCACTACACTTACTCCCGCCGCCACAACTGGGTCAGGAATTGTTCTAACAGCAAGCGCAGCAATTTTTACAGCTAATCATGTTGGAGCTTACTTCCTGCTAGATCATAGTGGAACCATTGGTGCGTGTCAGGTTTCAGAATTCACTGACACCACTCATGTCAAAGTTACAATCATGAATACATTTGGTAATACTACTGCCACCTCAGATTGGTTCGAGGGTGCATGGAGCAACGCAAGGGGATGGCCTAGGTCAGTTGGATTCTTTCAAAATAGAATCATCTTTGGTGGGACATCTTATCAACCCGATACTTTCTGGGCATCGCAGCAGGAAAACTACGCAGTGATGTTGAATATTCGTGGTGTTAATGGTTCTGGATTTACTGGAACCGCGTCGACTACTGATCCGTGCAATTATACTGGAGCTGCTCAGCAGGCCAACGAATTCCAATGGCTATCTGGTGGCAAAACTCTAGCCGGTGGAACTCTAGGATCGGAACACATTATTCAGGGAGCAACAAATGATGCTCTTTCGGCAACAGAGTCTCCAATCGTTAGCACCGAAAGCACGCATGGATCTGCACATGTACAAGCCAAGAGAATTGGGTACACCGTGGTCTACTGCCAAAGAAGTGGAAGAAAAATCAATGAGATCACGTTTGATTTCTACTCTGATTCATATGTGACAGAAGACATTTCAGAAATGGCGGAGCACATAGTTAGGAGATCCACCGCTGAACATGCGTCAGTAAATTTTTCCACATTGAAATTTAATCATATTGATTATCAAGCCACTCCTCATAAGATCATTTGGTTCGTAGATTCTGCTGGCGGTCTAGTTGGATGTACCAGAGACAAAAACCAAAATTTAAAGGCCTGGCACTACCATAAACTTGGCGGAAGGTATCGACCATCATCCACGGATGAAGCGCCTTTGGTAAAATCTATTGCGGTAATTCCAAGTCCAAACGGAACCGCTGATCGCGTATTCCTATCAGTCACCAGATACAACGCGCATTCTGCAGCAAACCAGAACTTTATCGAATACATGGATAAGGAGTTCGAGGGAAACAATTTCACCGATGAAGATCCAATCTTTTTAGATTGCGCAAAGGTAGCAACGAGCGGAAGCCCTACGACTAGCTGGACAGGTTTTACTCACCTAGAGGGGGAAACCGTTTCTTTGCTTGCTGATGGGTTTACTCATGCTGATGTGACCATAAGTGCCACGGGAACATTCTCCACAAGCTTTGCTTGTTCTAAAGTTATCGTAGGATTCAAAAATACTCCTATCGTTAAACTCACTCGTCCCGATGCGGGGGCCGCTTTTGGATCTGCGCAAGGAGCAATCAAGAGAATCGACCGGGCAGTGGTGAGATTTTACAAGACTGCTACCTGTAAGATCGGAAGTTCGTCTTCTGATACAGAAGAGATCAGCTTCAGAACTTCGGATCAGGCAATGAACGCAGAGATCCCTCTTTTCACCGGCGATAAAAGTATTGATCTCATGCAGGACTGGGATCGTGACTGCTACGTGTACATCACTTGTGATGACCCTCTTCCGATGACCATCGTGTCTGTGGCACTGCGGGGGGGTACCAATGAAGCTTGATATCGTTGCAATCGATTACAAGATTGGTCATTTGGACTGTATCCCTGGGGCAGCTAGGCAACTTGGCAAATCCAAAGATCATATTGCAAAGAGTATCGAATCTTTGGTTACAGCGGGAAATCCGATAAAGACTCTTTTGTACGCTGAGATGGCAATAGCTATAGTGGGGATTTTTAGAGTCAATGACGGAACTGGAGAAGCAATTGCTATTGTTTCTCCTGACGTGAAAAACTACGTATTCCAATTCCATCGTGCTTGCATAAAAATTCTAGAAGATCTCACCAAGTCAATGAAACTCAATAGAGTTCAATGCACCGTAAAAAAAGATTTTATGAAAGGTCTTAAGTGGGCAAGGGCTCTCGGCTTTGAAACTGAGGGTTTGCTAAAAAAGTACGGTCCAGAGGGAAGTGATTATTTCATGCTATCGAGGTTATCATGAGTGCAGCCGCCGTAGCAGCAGGTGCTGGCTTACAAATAGCTGGTAATATTTATCAGTCGGAACAACAGGCAGAAGCTGAAGGCCAGAATGCTGAGTTCTTTGGAGAGCAGGCCGACTTTGCCAGACGTTCCGGTGAGAGAAATCTTCATCTCATTGATCA